TTAACCTAGATATAAGTCCATTCAGCCTAGTTCTTTCAGCCCTATTTAACTTACCTGAGCTAGTAAGTTTCTCTAAATCAATTCTTTGTTTTCTTATCAGTTGGGCTCTTTTACTAGCAGCCTGATTAGTTTTTACTATCTCCCTTAAGTCGCCTTGAGTGGCTTTTCTTTTTAGGTCTATAGACTTTTTTAACTTGTCATTAGAACTAATAAATAATTTATTCTTTTCTAATACACCCTTAACTTCCTTACCTAAATTGCCAGTTGATCTATTTGTTTTATCTAAAGAATCATTTAGCTCTTCTAAGGACTTAGCTGCCCCTGCCTGACCAAAGTCACCAATCTTTGAATCGATTTTAAACTTTATATTGTATATTAAATCAGGCATATTTATTTGTCTGGAGGTCTATGATACGCTTCACGACACATCATAGCCTTAGTTATCTGTTCAACCGAACACTCGGCTTCAAGTTCCTGTGCTCGCAGTGGATCAAAGTCAGCAAGTACATAACAGTAATATGTGTATGCACCGCCAACTTCAACCACTAGGTCATTAGGTGCGAGCAAGTCTAATGACTCTAAAGTACTCCGACTCCATCTAAAGGTACTTGTCGCCTGTTCGTAAAAAAATCCCACGCTTCCTCAAGCGTTCCGAGTTCTAATTCGTCAGACTTCCAAGTGTCCTCGTTAATGGTCTTCTCTAGCTTCATGCAGTGTTTTGCGGTAAATTCACAATACTTAGCACGAAACTCCTCATCCAAACGCCAAGCGTTTACCGCTTGTAAATCGTCTACGTCATAATCATCAATATCCACCTTATCACTAATTAACTTTTTATAAGTTTTAGGGTGTTTTTGCTTGTACCAGTCTAAAAGCATTTGTCTACGCTCCTCGACTACTTTATCAAAACGAATAGGGGTCGGCTTGACTTCAAACCGAACCCCCATAAATTCGCCTGTTACTTTTGTAATACGTCCCATAAATTGCTCGCTATATTTTAGGGGTTATGTGTTGAATTCTACAAAGTTGTATGTGCTATCTAGTTCAAGTGTTGGCTCCTTAAAGGATATACTATCGCTAGACCCAATAATAACAGATGCTCTAATCATCTTGGCATCAGAAGTTGGCGTTATACTAACTTGCTTGTTACCAGTGGATGATATAACAGTTTCGTCACTAACATCTGATGTGCTACCATTATCATCAAAGGACTCTAACTTTATCTTAACGGTACTGTCTCCTGAGTCATCAGAAAGAGCGGTAACATTTATGTTGAAGTATAGAGTTCTACCATCAAATGGTAAGTACACGTCTCTATGCAGTGTAGCTGCTGAACTATGAGTAAAGGTCTGAGCATTAGTTACCGTAGAAAACGACACTGTACCAGCAGACTTGGTCCAGCCATAAGCAAGAGCATTAGCGCCTGTAGCTGCTGCGGCACCCCATTTATAAAGAGCTAAACCATTATTGCTATATGATAAGCCAGAGGTATGTTTACCTGTGGTTGAATCGTATCCACCAGTAGCTTCACGAGGACTATTAAATCTAAAGGAGGCTGACTCAGAAAACACTTGATTTATGTTCATTGCGCCTTCTAGCTGCATTATTTGACCGCCTATACCGAACCCACCAAACACAAGGCTTGTACGATTGTCGGCTAACGTCTGCAAACTAGATATAGTACTCGCTTTAAACAAACCACTAACGGTAAGATCAAAGTTCTTACTTAGGATAATGGTTTGCCCATCTTCTATGATTGGTGATGATGCTGGTTCTATACTAAGGACTTGACGAGAAGCCTCGTCTGAACCCTCTTGAACAACAGAAAAAGTAAAATGATCGGAAAAGTCAGCAGTATTTAAAATACTCAACTTCTCTAGTTGACTTCTACTCATTAGATTATCTCCTAATTATTATGAAGAAGTTAATCCAGATGCAGCGCTGATTACTTCTAATGTTCCAGTTAATACGGTTTCTCTACGACCATTGCTGTAATCTTCGTAACCGTTTAAGTAAATTTGACCTGTATCGATATTGAATGAGTTTGAAGCACCATCAAATCTTATATAAGCCTTAGTATGAAGAGTACCGTCATTGGATACAACAGCGCTAGTTAAAATAGCACTTCCAGCATTAGTTGCTCCAAAGTTTTGATGCTTGGTTCTCATCTCAATATTTACAGTGTATGATTCATTGATGGTTTGACCGTCATCAACTACTACTGTGTTAGGTTCTATGGTGGGTAAAGAAGCCTCAACAACAACAGCGTGGATGTCTCCACCGTCTGTTCCGTCAAAGTTGCTAGTGCTACCTATGGTAACTTTGTCTAATATAAATTTAGCCATTGTCTTGTGTTTGGTTTAGGATATTTTAATTATACTTTGAAAATTCACGTTTGTTGATAGGTAGCCATCTTCTTCGTCTATCGTATCAACGCCAGTTATTGTAATGGTATATACATCGGATGTTATTGTCGTCGCTGCCGTTGTATCTGCCCAGTCAATAAGCTGATCTGTAAGTTCTAACATTCTATCATAAGCAACATCTTTACCGCTATGAGAGTCAGGCTGATCTACGTATACTTTAGCCTGAAAACTCTGGATAAGTTCCGTTGGTTTATCAGCATCTACCTGATACTCAGTAGACCCATTAAGCAACTTGAACATAACCGCCTCGGTTTTAATGTCACCACGCTTTCTAATATCGATATTATCACCACTGAACTTCAATACCTTTTCTGCTGTAGGTCTTGCGTCGCTAGATGAATAACTACTAAAACTTGTTACGTATCCACTAAGTATTGAGTTTCTATCCATTTACTTCATGTTAATTATTAAGTCAGCGTGTATAGTTCTTTTCTCATTTAGTAAGTCAAAAACAAATGTTTTAACATCCTCTATGTTAGATTGTTGTTCGCTAGAACTTGAGTCTTGCTCAACAGGAAATTGCCTTCTTTGGGGCACTCCATAACCTTGCTCATGATCCTCCATGTAATTAGCAACAGAGCTGTCACTATAACCAAAACTGACGCTTTTCTTTTTTGCTTGATACATAAACGTAGCATCAGCATCTCCAGTATAAAAGAAGTCAGGTTCAGGTTTTCTTCCTATGTCTGATTTGTACTTTGCGTAGCTTTCTACTAAAGGGAACCTATCAGAACCATCAGGCTCTAATGACTTTCTATTCATGCTCTCTATAGAATCAGAATATATTGTCCCTATATCATCTAAAACTTTACTAAACTTATTAGAATTGATTTGAGACTTTACATCATCTAATATGATTCTAGCTAATTTTTTCATTAGTACATACTCATGAATCTAACTCTAGGAGTCGTCTTGGGTTTAGCTAATAAACCACTTAATCTTCTTAGGTTAGCTGTTAAATATTGGCTGTACATACCGTAGTATTTTCTAGCCTTTTCATAAGAATAACTATCTCTGTGCGTTGCGTCCTGCGCAAACCACAACTCTAAAAATTTGTATGAAAGCAAGTCAACAAGAAGTTCTTCAGAATCTGCTGCATAAATAGCGTCTAACAACGCAGTCTCTGTAGCATACGTAGAATCGTTTATATATTCTCGTAAATTCTCGAGAATATCCGTTTTAAGGAGTTTAATTGCTTTACCTAGTATTAGGTTATCCTTCTCCGATAGATTGAGCACGGTAGTGCCCGTAGTGACGTTAACGCCCTTGAACGTTAGCTCTTCTAGTGCATCAATATTGTTTCTAGTAAGTGTTAAGTCGCTAAACGCCATGAATCTTGTTTTATGTTCAGTTAAAAAATAGGGGGTGACCCCGAAGAGCCACGCCCCTTTTAATTAGTTACTAGGGCTTACGCCTTAGCTACGTTACCACGAATGTATCGTCCACCTAGGTCTGGTCTGAATACTTTAGTTCCGTAAAGAACTTCGATAAGTATGTCAGCACCTGACTTGGTTTCTTCGATAGTCAATGTGTAGTTTACGTTGTTCATTGGCTCGAAACCAGCAGCTCTACGCACTCCTGAACCTGAACCGCTATCCACTGAAGGCATTACAGCAGTTACTAAGGCAAGGGCAGATGGGTCGTAGAAGAACTGCTCACGACCAGTGTCACCTGAAGCAATATCAACTGGGTTGATAGTAGCGTTGTTAGCAACAGCAGCACGTAATGGCTCTTTAAGAGTCAATACAGTTCCAGTTTGAGACTGAACAGTGTAGAAGTCATCAGAACCTTTAGCAGCACCGAAAGTAACGATGTCACCCTCAGCTAAAGATACAGTAGCAGCACCGCCAGAACCATCATCAATGGTTAACTCAGTTTGTCCTACAGCTTCGTCAGCAGCCATAACAGCGTCAGTTACAGTAGCAACAGTGTGGCTAGAACCTTCGTTGTCTACGAAGAAGTCAAATCCATAAGCACGAGCCATAGCTCCACCTAACTGAATGTCAGCAGAACCACGAGTGTTAGCTTGTTGGAAGATGTTCAAAGTAGTAAGGTCTTTCTCTACGAATGGGTCAATAACCATCATTAGGTTATCCGTAGTGAACTTACGAGCAGCCATAATCTTTCTAGCTTCTGCAAGGTCATTGTCGTCCATTACAGTAGAGTCAGTGTTGTTGTCAGCGAAAGCTACTTCAAAAGACTTACGAGCTTCAACTTTTACATCACTATTGATTTGGTCAATTAGTTGGTGTAGTCTTGGCACGAAGTGCTGTTGTACTAAGTCAGGAAGCGCAAACTTTTGGTCAGCTTTGTCGATGCTGAATCCAGAGTAGTAGTGCTTGTTGATTACTAATTGCTCTTCATTAGCGTCAGGAGTACCTAGAGAATAAGAACCTGAGTAAGAACTAGGAGCACCAGTAGGCTTTACTGCACGAGTGATGCTTACAGTCTTGTTACGAGCTGCAACGAGACCTTCGATTGATGCGCCAGCTACATTAGTAACGGCTTTAGATACCATTGGTCGGTTTGGGTATTGGTTAGCTAGTGCAACCTCAACAAACGCCTCTGGCTCATAGATGGAAAAATTACTATTAATTGCCATGTCTTTATAAAAGTTAAATTAAATGTTGGATTATATTTAGCTTTTGGGTCGCTGTGACCAGAACATGACAATTAAGGTTTTGCCTAACCATAATAAGATGGATTTACGCTTGTTCAGCCCAACCGCCTGCGGCTCTCATCGCTCCGAAGAGATCTTCTGCCTTAGCACGGTCTGCTGGATTAGACGAGCGTACAAGTTGTTGAAACTCTGCTCGACTAGGTCTTTCACTACTAGCTGGAGTACCACCAGTTGCTCCGCCAGCGCCCACTTTCTTGGGCTTCGCAAATTGTTTAGCAAACTCAACGAGTGAGTTAGCCACTGACTTTCTGTTGCCTTGTTCGTCTAGGTCAGGAACACCGTCTTTAACGGCATAAAACTCCCCATTAGACTCTTCTATCTCGTACTCGTTATAGAACAGCTGTTCTACATAGTCTTGGCGTAAAGTCAGTTCATTATCTTGTTGGAGTGCGCTGAACGCTGATTGAAACTCAGTGTTTATACGATTCTCCATTTGAGTCATCATTAATTGCTCTTTTGCAGATTCAGCTTCTTGCTGGTATTGCTGCAATAGCTCACGCAACTTCTCAGACTCACCCTTCTCTTCTTGCTTAGGTTGAATCGTCTGTTGGATTAGCGAAAAGGCATCATCCAGTGACTCAACGTTATTTCCCAGTAATTCAGAGAACTTGCTAACAACGTCCTTTTCGACCTTGCTTTTCCCTTCGTTGTATGCACCACGAAAGAACTTGTCTTTGTCGAATTCTGGTTGTGTTTGTACGGTGTTTTGTGAGGTTGTCTCCTCTACTGCTGATTCAGGAGCATCAGCTTGCTCTATGTTTTGTTCGCTCATAATGTGGTTATAAGTTAATTATTGCTCGCTTTGTGTTTCAATACCAACTTGTGCTTGGCGTTGAAGTTCTTCTTGTGGAAGAATATCCACTAAATTCCTTAAGTCAGTAGCCGTTTTGGGCATACCGTACTCATTGAAGTGCTGCATTACCTCCTCAATATCTTCTTGCGGCATAGAGCGCTTGCGCATATATTCGGCAGTTAGCTTCTTGATAAGTGGTAGAGACATGGCGTGATACTGCATACCTTCGGTAATGTCTTGGAAAATCTCATCCGCACTAGACAAGTCGTAATGCTTCGAATAGGTTACACCGTATCCTTCATAGTTCTCATCACGAACCTTAGCCATTCTTCTAAGCACCTGCATCTCTATCATTTCCATGTCCATAGCGGTAGACGCTAGTAACCCTTGTTCTTCTACGTTATCGAATCTCTTAGCGGAGCCAGATACATTGCTCTTAACAATGGACTTGTCCCGAACCTGAGCCATAGAGAAGATGAGCGACATCAAGTCACCAAAAATTACGTCTCTAAGGTGTTGCAAGCCCTGCATATCCGCTTGGTACAACATATTACTAGGTATTTGCTGGTCATCAGGAATGATGATAGCCATACCCACACCCTCTTTGATGGTGCGAGAGTCGTACTGGTCATCATCAGCTACACCAGCTAGACTTCGAACAATGGAATCTGTGAGAACAGGAATAGGATGCCCGAACAGTTCAGAACCTTTCTTTAGGTCATAGAACAACTCAGAAGAAGCTAGGTACATACCCTTTAGGGAATATCTACGAGGTTTACCTACAATGAAAGAACTGTTAGCATCCGTCTGACCCTTGAGTAGCGTGGCTGGAACCTCTCCGAATGGATTAGGTATTTCCAGAGTCTTTTGTTTCTTCCCGTTCTCCTCGATGTACACGCAGATGTACTCAGGTGTGTAGGCAGTCCACTTATGCTTCTTAACGTTATCTAGGTCATAATACATTTGCCTAGTAACAAGCAACGTGAGAGCGCCTTGCTTCACTTGAAAGTTCCATATTTCGTGGGGACGCACAACAAAGTTATAAGGAACTACGTTGCCGTCTGTGTCGGTAACAGGATTTCCGTTACCATCCATCATAAGGTCGGTTACTACTGCACCGAATCCAAGAACCTCTTTTACGAAGAGAACCTTGTCTCGGTAAAACTCGGTGATGGAACACCCTGCGTCATCAAAATTCGTTTCCTTCCACTTCCAGAAATCCTTATTGTCAGGGTACATTCGGTTGACGTTGTTCTCGTCATAAATGCGCTGTTGTGCCGAGAAGAACTTCTGCTCCAGTGGGAACAGCTTCATTCGACCTAAACGCTCTCTGTACTCTTCATCCGACTCAATGCTGCTCTGGTCAATGATATAGGACTTATCAGAAAAGACCGTGCTAGAAATGGCTGTGTATTCGTCATACTCCGCTTGGAACCAACTGTTCATGATTTTAGCTCGGTCAAGAACCACGCTATAATACGGATGGCGAGTTTCTTTCATTACGATGTCTTCGACAGCGTCTTTGGATACGGAATATAACTTTGAGGTGTCTATCATTACTTTCTTGAGTATTGTAGGGCTATAGCGATAGCTTGTTGCTTCGTATAACCCTCTTTGATAAGTTGTCGAATGTTTTGCTGAATAATATTTGGTGAAGAACCACGCTGAAGAGGCATAACGTTACCATTTTACTTTATCCGCCCAATATGCTGCTGACATGCGCCCCTTGGCTATGTTCTTTGCGTGTCTAGCCTTAAAAGACTTACGTCTAGCTTTACCAGCTTCGGTCTTAGGATTCTTACCCGCACCTGATACACCCTGTTGACCAAAGCGTATGACCTTTACTTTGTTGCCCACTTTTGCTACTACAATATGAGACTTAGTAGGATGATTCGGAGTCCTTTTAGGCTTGTTATAGCCACTTACTCCGTACCTTGTAAGTTTTGGGTCTTTTTTGCTACTCATGGTGTCAAAAATATACGTATATTCCATAAAGATTCAATACTAAACTTAGTAGCTATGAAGTACAAAGAAATAACCATGGATAATACGTACAAGTTGAAGATTATTGACTTTGCGGAAAAGTGTTATCGAACTAATAAGGCGGAATACAAAAGACGAGGTCAAGACAACCCTAGTAAAATTAAACAGGACATCTATTATGGTAAATTAGCTGAATATGCCGTGTGGCTTACGTACATAGAAATGGATCAAGAATGCACTCAACCTGACGTGGCTGTATATAAAAACAAGAACAAATCTTACGCTGCGGACATGATCGTAAATAACGCTCATAACCTTCACGTTAAAAGCCAATTACTTAAACAGGCTGAACAGTTTGGTTTGTCATGGATGTTCCAAAAGAATGATCCACTAGTCAAAAGTCCATTGCTATCCGACTACGTCGTGCTGTGTTTGACAGTAAACACTAATAAAGTTAGGGTATTCGAACCCATTAAGGCAAAAGATTTAGTAAAAAAGTACAAAAAGCCTAAAAAGAAACAGCTACAGTCTACAAAGTTGGCTTTGTACGGTAAAGACATTGGTATTGAATTTTAGGGTAATTCAGCCATAAGTTTGACGCAATTATGGCAAACACTCCAGCAAAACCAGCCCTATACAGCCGAGTTAAATCTGAGGCTAAACGTAAGTTCAAGATATTCCCTAGTGCGTATGCTTCTGCGTGGATAGTAAAGGAATACAAGAAAAGGGGTGGAACGTATAAAGGCAAGAAGTCAGGTACAACTGGTGTAGCCCGATGGATGAAAGAAAAGTGGAAGACCCAAGACGGTCAAGCGTGTGGATCAGCTAAGTTTAAGGGAGTGAAGAAGTGCCGACCCACCGTTAAGGTTTCCTCTAAGACCCCAGTAACGTGGCAAGAACTGCGTAAGCGTGGCGAGGGTAAGAAGGCAGTGCGTGAAAAGAGACGGGTTGGAATGGGTAATCGTGCTAAATCCATTAAAAGAAGTTAGTCCAAACAGACTCTATAGTTTTATTTCTTTGTCCTGTTATCTTTTGCAGAGGCTTGAAGTCTAACCAGTCAGCTCTCGTGTTTTCACACACAATTACTTGACCTTTTCTTGATTTGCACCACTCAGCTAATTCCTTGTAATCAATTTTGTTTACTTTATAGTGTTCCCCACCGTATTGATAGGGCGGATCAATAAACCAAGTTGCTTCTATATCTGGAAGGTCTCTATAATCAAGACGACTACATTTCCAA